AGCTCAGGCGCCAGTTCAAGATGGCCTTATCTCGATGTCTGAAATCGAGACTGGCGAGCCAGACGCTCCGGCCATTAAAGCTATTCCTGAAGAGTATAAGGGACAGTTTCTTGTAGAGTTTGGTTCGATTTTCCAGAAGGCTATGGAAGATTCGACTAAAAAAGGTCTTGAAGAACTTGGGTATGCGGGGAAAAGAGCATACGCCGGAGCGGGCCGGGCGGCAGCAGGTATTAACCACGTTCTTGGATACATTACCGGCTTAAATAGTTTTAAGAAATATAGAGATTTTGTTCAGGGTGGGGTCGAGTATCAGCAACAAGTTATTGCGGAAAAACAGGAACCTAATCTGTTTGAGCGATCGTTTTATGGTCTTGCTGATAGTATAGGTTATTTGACCCCTACGATTCCAATAGATGTAATGACAGGCGGAGCGACAAAAGTAGCTCTGGCGGGCCGTATTTTGCCTAAAATAGAGGCTTTATTGGCCCGGGTGCCAAATTTTGTTCTTGGGTCCGGTTGGCGAGGTATGGTTGAAGGAATTGAGGCGTCCGGTGATAGTCTTCCGGAAAAAGTTATTGGTGGGGCTGTAGGCGCCGGTGAAACAATGGCGGTTAATACTCTTTATGCGAATGCCGGGATAGGATTAAAAGGAATTGGGAAAATGGCGTCGCTTGGTGCGGCTAATGCCTTTTACAATGCCGCGAAAGAGGGCCGGGTCCCTACTGAGAAAGAGTTAATTGACCAAACTACTCAGGCTGGATTATTGGGCGCGGTGTTTACTATGCTACCGCACTTGGTTGAGGGCAGTAAGATTGCGGTGGAGAAAGAGGCGTTAAGTAAGTATTCAAAGAAATTTGAGAGGACTATGGGTGATAGAAATTCCGACCCAGCTAAACTTCATAAACTTGCTACGGATTTGCTTACAGATGAGGCTATTCGTCCGGAAATTCGTGAGTCTCTTGCTCAACCTTTTCTCGATTTAATTGATCAGCGTGGTGGTATCGCGGATCCGGAGTTTATGCTGGGGATGTGGAAAGATAGGTCTAAATTACGGATGTCTCGTGAGACAATGGAACGTAATATCGAGAATGTCGCGGGTAAAGATGCTGAATCAGTGAAACTTGAGACGACAGAAAAGATTAAAGAAAATGAAACTTTTCATCGACGTTGGCAAACTGAAATTAATAACCAGATTGGGGTGGAGTTTACCGCTCGGGGTATTAAACCTAATAGTAAAGAGTCTGCTGCGACGATGGCTTACGGGGAAGGCCGGGTTACTGAGGCCTCTCTTCAAGTAGATTTTCCTAACAATTGGCAAAGTATTAAAAAGGCAGCGGATTTTTCCCGGAAGATTTATGGTGATACATTAAAAGCAGTGAATTTTGTCAGGAAAAAGTATGGGTACGAGCCTATTGTTGAGCGTGAAGATTATTTTCGGCATTTTCAGGAAATTAATGTTGCGTCTCAGTTATTTGGGCATTTTCTCGGTGGCGAAAAGCCGCCGACTTCTATCGCCGGGGTAGTTAACCGGTCTAAATATGGGAAACCGTTTACATCTACTGAACTTCAACGAATGGGGGGAGAGTTTAAAGAAGACGCGGTTCTTGCTCTTCAGAATTATGTAAAATCTGTGGGCCCGCAATTGTTTCATTTGGATAGTGTTCAGCGGGTAAGGACTTTAGAGCGGTATATTCGCGCGCAAGCCTTAGTTAATGAGACAGAGATTAAAGAAGGACAGGCTGTTGCAAAAATAGATTTGAGTAATTTTACGGAGAAACTTTCTACATACGCGGATCTTCTCGCGGGGCAGCCGACGTTACTTACTCAAACGGTTAATCGTTGGGTTGACCGGCCAGTGGTTGCGGGGATCCGGGCGCTTCAAAGAAATGTAGTTTTGAATATGATTGGGTCTAATATTTCAGCTGCGTTTATGAACTTTTTACCCGTCGCTCAGCAAGTAGCGACAACTAATCCAAAAGCTATTGTTAAGGGTTGGATTACTTCGGCACTTCATCTTCAGAGAGAAGTACCTTTTGAGTTAGAAGGCGTCCGGAGTGAATTGTATGATCGTCGCTACCCGAAAGGTTTTCTTCCGTCTAACTGGCAGGAGAATGTGGCGGATAAAGGGTTTATCCTTCCGAATGTTGCTGATAGGATGACAGTACAGGCGCTAATTGCGGGAAAATTTTATGAGAATAGGGAAAAGGGAATGGATCCTCAAGCAGCAATGAAGGCAGCGGATAATTATGCTGTTCGAGTAGTGACAGATAGATCGACTGGGCAGGTTCCTTCAATTATGACTGAACCGGACCTAAAACTGATTTCAGCTTTTCAGGTTGAAATTAATAATCTTTGGTCGTGGTTGGCTCACGATATTCCGATAGAATCTAAAGGAAACTTTTTAGGCATTGCGGGCCGGATAACGGCGTTTGCGTTAGCATCTAATGTAATTAATAATGTATATGAACAGATGATGGGTCGTCGACCGCAGTTAGATTTCTTATACATTTTAGGAACTTTAGCCGGGGTGACAAAATCAGGAAAAGATAGAGGGTTTCTTGATCGTGTAGTCCCGGCGGGGAAAGATTTGGTCGGTAACATTCCGTTTGGCAATCTTTTTGTGCAAGGCGGGCGGTTTCCAATAGCTGCGGCGTTACCTGATATGAATGTGGTATTGGAGGATCCCGAGCATAGGGCTTTATCTGAATTTATGAAACCTCTTTATTATGGGTTGCCGTTTGGCGGGGGTGGCCAAGTCCGTAAAACTATTGAAGGTTTACAGGCTTGGGGTCAAGGGTATGTTGCTACGCCGTCTCAGAATATCAGATATGAAGTTCAAAAAGACTTTTATAATTTTGTTCGCGCGTTTTTATTTGGTAAAAATGCGTTTCCAGAAGCAGTGAAGTATTGGAGTGAGCCTAAATCAGAGAGGTAGTTTAACTTGACAAAACGAGTTTTTATGGTAGTCTAATTTTTAGGAGGATTTGATGAAAAGATTAATTTTAGTAGGGCTATTGCTATGTGGATTTTTAATGGGGCCTATTTTTCCGGGTCCTTTAGCCCCGGCGTTAGCCACAGTTACTGATACTTATACTCCGGTTCAGCTAACTGGTGATGGAAGTGATACAACATTTGATTTTGATTTTAAGATTTTTAATAATACTGATCTTGTTGTGGCGATTGTTGACCCAGATACTCTTGTGGCAACAACGCAAACATTGGGGACAGACTACTCTGTGTCGATTAACACGTCTACCGCTGGCGGGACAGTTACTTTTGGGGCTGCGCCCGATGACGGCGACTATGTGTCTATTCGAAGAAGCATTCCAGTTACACAATCTACTGATATTCCTTCCGGCGGGCTTTTTCGTGAGCAGCAAATTGAAAATGCTTTAGATAAACAAACTTTAGTTTCCCAGCAGTTAAAAGAATTTCAAGATAGGGCTGTTGTTCAAAATCCATATGCGACAGCTATTTCTGATTTGACTTTGCCTCTTCCGTCAGCGGGTAAACCAATTAAGTGGAATGACGATGCGGATGGGTTAGAGAATGGTGACACAGCTATTGATGATATTGTTACAGCTGCCGCGGCATCTGCGGCCTCGGCTTCTTCCAGTGCTTCTACTGCGACTACACAGGCCGGGTTAGCAACGACAGCTCGAATAGCGGCTCAAGCGGCTCGGGATTTGGCGCAAACTTATGCGGCGGCATTGCAATCTACGTCGACGTCAAGTCTTGCTATTGGTATTGGCTCAAAAACTTTTGTTACTCAAGCAGGTAAACAATTTTCCGCCGGGCAATTTGTTTTGATTGTTTCCGACGCCAACCCAGCGAATTATATGCATGGTCAGGTAACAAGTTATACCGGAACCTCGCTCGTCGTCAATGTAATAGACGTAGGAGGATCTGGTACTCTTGCGGACTGGACGATATCAGTATCCGGCAGTAGAGGAGCAATAGGAGAAACAGGCCCGGAGGGCGCTAATGATAAAGTCAAGAACGTCTCAGGAGACGCCTCAGCCGGTTATCTTGCTGAGAAGTTAGCAGCGCTTTACCCTTCGCTCTATCAGCGCGACCAGAAGTGGGTGCTTAAGACGCCGTATACCACAGCAGCCAACAGATATACCATCTTAACGCCTAACAAGTTAAGCGTAGACATTAACGGTACAGTCTATTTTTTAACAGCGCAAGCTGAGTTAGATTTATCCTTAGAAGCGTCGTGGGACACCATAAGCGGAACAGATTACCGGACGGCCGCAAACCGCGCAGGCAAAGATTTCTATATTTACGCCTGCGTGCCCGGTTCCGGTTCAGCGCCTACGATTAAGGTATCCGCTAACTCAACCACGCCATCGGGCTACAGCGCCTCAACAAGCCGTAAGATTGGCGGCTTCCATGGACTATGTGTGGCCGTAGGCACGATTTCAGGTCATACCTTGACCGACTTTGTGGCCGGCGATGTCTTACCGGCATCGATCTGGGATTTGAACTTCAAGCCTAAATTTGCAAACCCCGAAGGCATGGTATTTAGCGAGGGTATAAATAAGTGGGTAGATATTTACCTTGCTTCCGGCACAGGCTCAAGTACAGCCTCAGTCTATGGAGCGAGTATAACAGACACTCGCGACTGGAATGATTTTACAGATGATGGCGGAGCAGTAAAGAAAAAGATGTTAACCGACCCGGAGTTTCAGGTTATCGCTACAGGGTCAAATGAAGGTACGAATATTTACGGCTCAGGAGACCCGGGAACAACAGGCGGTCATATAGACACAGCCTCAAGGCGTATGATTTCAAACATAGGTGTTGAGGACGCCTGCGGAGTTGAGTGGCAGTGGTTAGATGAGCAAACGATGATGTATGACGCCGCAGTTACAGCCGGTTGGTATGATCTGCCATTAGATAAAGGCCAGTTGTATCGCCCTATTTATTCCAATGATGTAAAGCTGGTTGCTGGCGGTAGCTGGGGCTACGGCGTGGGCTGCGGTTCGCGAGGTCGGCATGCGGTTATCTGTCGCTGGGGTGCGAGTTCGCATATCGGTTGCCGGTTCTGCGCGGAGCCAGTTTAGGCGAAGCTTACGAGGACACGTAACACGTCCGCGATGTTTTTTGAAAATAGATGTTTCACAGGCTAATGCGTCATCGGACGCTGATTGCTGGCGGTAACTGGGACAACGGCGTGAACTGCGGTTCACGAGGTCGAAATGCGAATAACTATCGCTGGAATACGAATTCGAATATCGGTTGCCGGTTCTGCGCGGATACAGGGGAATGTGCGGAGATAAAGAGTATAAACTCCTGGCTGGATGCATTAGCCTTGCCGTTTCAAGGCAAAATACACAACGGAGGGGCTGGAAGGTTAGTAGGGAAACCGAAAATCTTCCATCCCATATTAAACAATGAAGAGGCATGGCAATCTTTACGAAAAGATTACTTCTTTTGAGAATATAAAATTTGCCTATGCCCGCACGCGTAAAGGTAAGACCTGGCAGCGCCAGGTAAAAGCCTTTGATTTAAACGTAGAGGGAAACTTAAAAATGATACAGAAGCTACTTATCAACAAGGCGTTTAAGACATCACCGTATCACACGAAGCAGGTCTACGAGCCTAAGAAGCGCACTATCTTCATTGTCCCGTTTTCACCCGATAGAATAGTCCATCATGCTTTAATGAACGTCCTTGAACCTATTTACAAAAAGATGTTTATTTATGACAGCTACGCCTGCATCGATGGCAAAGGTCTGCACGCCGGAAGTCAAAAGACTATGCAATTTGTCCGGGCAAATAAGTATTGCCTCAAATGCGACATCTCTAAATTTTACCCGTCTATAAAACACGATATTCTTTTTAATATTCTTAAGCGCAAGATTAAATGCAAGGATACTCTGAACCTAATCAAAGCCATTATTTACGGCATAGGTGGCGGCCAGAACGTGCCGATCGGCAACTATACCAGCCAGTGGTTTGGCAATATTTACCTGAATGAGTTAGATCAGCGCGCCAAGCACGTCTACAAGGCTAAGAATTACGTGCGCTACTGCGATGACTTCTTGTTCTTCCATAATGACAAGACAGAGTTGCGCCGGATTGCCAAAGACTTAAAAGTCTACCTGGATAAAACGCTCGGTCTCAAGATGAGTAAGTGCGAGCTGTTCCCGGTATCTCAAGGCGTAGACTTCTTAGGTTACCGGCACTTTCCGAAATACGTCCTTTTAAGAAGGTCAACGGCGATAAGAGTAAAACGCCGCTTAAAAATATTACCCCGTCTATTAGAGGTAGGCAGAATCACCCTTGAACATTTCCGTTCTTGCGTTGCCTCGTATAGCGGGTGGATGCGTTGGGCCAACTGCCACAACTTAGGCTTAAAGCTACAATTTGATAAATTACAGGAGATATTAGATGCCGGAAAAGCCACAGCCCAAGCGGTTTAACGATTTTGCCCGGGAAGCCAGGCCGCTTGAAGGTGCAAAGATTAAAATAGATGACATCATTAACCGCGTAATACTGGTTAAAGACTATAAGATACGCGACAGCAAATATGAGAAGAAAGATTGCCCGAAGTGTCTGACATTGCAGTTTGAGCTGGATGGTGTTTTACACGTTCTATTCACCGGCTCAAACGTCTTAATAGACCAGATAGAGAAATACAAGCACGAGATACCGTTCGTAGCAACGCTTAAGAAAATAGATCGATATTATACATTCACTTGAGTTTAAGAAAGGAACAACTGATGCCTTGGGATGGGACAGAGAGGAGAAAGGGTAACCGAATGATTAAAGATAGTTTTCAGCCTCAAACAGCGTTTGAAGGATATGTAAAAGCCAGCTTAGATAATATGGAAAAGAGGCTTGATAGTTTACCTTGCGGAGAAACTTTTAAGAGGCTTGGTAAATGCGAGACCGATATTGCCAATATAGAAGGCAGAGCTACGGTATTCGGAGTAGTAGCGGGTTTTATAGCCGGAATATTCGCTAAGGTATTTATAAAATGAGCCTTGATGATTATCCAAGATGGTGTAAGTGCACTCGGCGCATTCTCACAAAAGGGCAGATGAGAGAAGGTAAGCCCTGCGATATTTGTCAAGAGGAAGCAATAAGGCACGCCGAAACTTTTAAAGAAAGATTTGAGGAATTAGGAGAGGAGGGTAAAGATGTTCAAGTGGCTGATTAGTGTTTGGCAAATAATCTGTTTTCTCTGGAAGTACGTCAAGCCAATTTATGTTGACCTGATGCGGATTATTCAAGAGGTTAAGATTTTAGGTCTGGAGAATGAGGAAGCAAGGAAGAAGGTATTTCAAGATATTACCGATTGTATCCAGGCGAGAGGGCTGCAAGCACTCCCTGATTCGGTTCTTAATTGTTCAATAGAATTGTGCTACCAGATATATGTCTGGCAGAATAAAAAGGAGGAAGCATGAAAACGTGGCAGAAGATATTAGTAGTTTGTGTTAGTGGCGCTTTGGTCTGGGGTTTATCTTACGCGGGAACAGTATGGACAACCTATGCAATGGTGTTCAGCTCGTTCTCAGCTGGCGTAACAGCGCTTTGTGGAATCGTGACTGGGTTTACTAAAACAGCGTAATGGATATCCTTAAGCCTTTTCATTGTGTTTGGTGGGCTCTATGGATGGACTTAGGACAGCCTAAGTGGATGTTACCTATATTGAAATGGGTAAACAAACGAAGGGAGAAATATTTATGAATGCGGTTAAATTTATCCTTAAAATTCCTGTAAAGATATTGCTTACGATAATTTATCCTATTCTGCGTTTAACAGTCTTAAACGCTATGGATCAGCTATCTGGGCAGACAACGGGATTCTTACAAGGATTGAAGAGCCTTTGGAAGTGGTAGAGAGGAGATAATTATGGCATTACCTGGATGGTCAACATTTTTTGGGGGTTTGGGTGCTCTATTCGGTAAGGGTTCTACCTATATTCAAACCCGGGTAGAGAAATTAAAGAATGAGAAAGCTACACTGGAGAAAGAAAAAGCAAAACTTTTGCAGGGGGAGTGCGATGAAAAAAAAGCTGCTCGTATTGAGTTTATTGATAATAGGCTTGACACTATTAACCAGCTGCTCAGCAACAAAGCCGGTGATTAAAGAGCAACGCCGTTTCTGGGGTTCAAAAGAAAAGTGCGTTGAGTTTTTACAAGGTGATAAAGCTGCTTCGGAAAGATGGCTTTTGGAGGCGATCGGTGAATGAGTTTAATTTAGGAACGCTTGCGGTAATAGGATTGGCCATCTGCGTTATTGATTGTTTCTTCTGGATGTGGGGCGGCAGATCTGGGAAATGGAAGCGCCGGTTCTTAGGTGCTGGAATACAGACAATCGGGATAAACATCCTTTCCTTAATATGTGGCACGTGGGCCTGGCAGTTTGTTTTAGCTTTAGGTCCAGAGATGGGCTCAAGGTCTATGGGTTACGGCGGTGATACGACAGGCGAGAAGATAATGCGCCGGGCTGTATTTGCCGTAGGAAGCCTTGCGGCCGGAGCAGTTTTGGCATGGGGTATAGGATTTGGAAGCAATGCAATATGGTTATTAATAGCTCAGGCAGTGGCCTCGGCCGTAAGTATTGTCTTGGGTGTTAAAAATCCTTTACCTGCAGCTGTTGAGGAAGTCTTTGTTTGCCTCAGCTTAAAATATTTTAACTGGGGATATCTATTCATAAAGACAGTATCTTCATAAGCTAAATCATTGATGCACCTAAACGCTGATGGTGATGTTTGGGTAAGATGCTGTATGCAATGGCGGGATCCGAATAGAGAATTATGGCTCTATAGGGACGATGGCCGCGTAGATATCGTTTGCATGCACCATCCGGACGTGCATTTAGGTTTTGATGATGATTTAGATAGGTTTGTCCAAGGTCGGCGCGAGGGTGACCTGCCACCTGTTGACCGCCGGCCCCTCCCAAATAACTCTTGCAAAACTAGCTAAGTTAAGCTAAATTTATAGACGAAAGTCTTGTTTAAAAAGTTCCCGCTTTCGCACCCGAGGGGGAGCTTATCTTCATTAAGCCTTTTTCCTGCACAGCAGAAACGGAGTAAATTCTTTAATCCGCTGTAACATTTATTGTTGCAGCGGGTTTTTGTTTGGCGTATACTAATTTTAAAAAGGAGGGGT